GAGTTCGAAAGGTTCTCCTACGCGTGAGGTCGCTAAGTGCTCATCGGCCATTAGGACCAAACGGTTTCGGTAGAGTGAGACATCCTGTAGTGTCAGCCCGATAAAGTCTGGGGCTGGTACTAGGGTCTCATCGCCACCGGCACGGGTTCCCCACGTTGCAGCTTCGTAGTGGAATGTTCCATCGCTTTGGCGCGATAATATGTGGGGCAGTGAGTCTGCTGCAAAGGAGTTGTGGGCGGTGGGGTCCACGGTTTCAGTCCATACCGATCCTGTATCATCAAGAACGTAATATGTGCCGAACCCATCGGCGTCATTACCGATGACTTTCTGGATGTTGCCAGAGGCCGCAGCCGCCGGTAGATCCGAGAACGCCTGATACGTTGCAGTAATGGATCCCGTATCCGCAGCACCCATGCGCGTGACAACCTGACGGTTAAGGACAAACGTCGTATCTGCCACCGTAGAGAGCTTAAAGTCATCTGAACTTGTAGCATCAAGAAGGTATGTTTTATCTTTGAACGTAGCCCATACAGTTGTGACATCAGCACTGAGGTTTGCTCCTGTGGTTGTGGTAACGCGGATGTAATTGTGGTCCCCAGTGGCGACAGCGTCGATGGTCGTAGTGAACGTACCCGACCCAGCGCCGCCTTTGCCCGTTGCAAGGTCATTCCAGACCGCGCCATCGGCACTGCCTTCGATCTTGAAACGCTGAACCGACGCGTCCGACAGTCGCCAGGACCATGAGAACGTAGTCTCCGTAGAGTCGATGGCGAGCTGTGTTTCGATATCGACCCCTGCGGCGTCCTCTAGGATACCGGTGCCAGTACTCAGTGAACTGTTCTCAATGGCGAAGAACCGGATACTGTCCTCAACATTGACAGTGACCTGTGCGCCCGTAATGGCGTTGACGACGAATATGTCGGGGGCGGCGTGATCGACCAAGACGAAGTACTGTTCGGTAGAGTCGCGATCGATCGCATGGAACGCATAGTCCGCAGTGTTGTCTAAGTAGGTGGAGCAATCAGCAAGGTGCTGGGTAGCTGGGCGCTTCTCGAAGCCGCCTGTGGTAACCGACAATAGTACGTTGTCGGCGGTCTCAACCTGCTCGGGACGGCGTACCGCATCGGGCTGACGTGATACTCCTCCGAACAGAGAAGGAAGACGGCCTTCGGTTAGCTTGCCCATATTAAACTCCAGATAGTGGGTTGTTCCTTTGCGCGATAGCCCTCGCGCCTAGATTGTCATTCAGCATATTGTAGTCTTCGGTCTCGAAGTCTTCCTGAAGAGCCTGTGTGAGCGCCTCATGGACGTCACGCTCAGCAACCTTGTGTAGGGCGACAGAAGACATAGCCCCCTGTTGGAAGCGTCTGGCCGACTTGGCCCATACGTAGTACTGTAGGGCGGGGTTCAGATCAGCGAAGTCCAGCAGCTTGACGAGATCGACCGTAAGGGTCGTAGGCGTTGGCCAAAGTTCCGTATGGTTGTCCATGTCATACATGAGCCACATCGTGTCATCGGCGCTGCGGCGCATTACGGCGTTTATGAATGAGGATGGTACTGGCGTTGTGGTCTTACGCCCGCCTACGGCGTTTACGGTGTCGACCTTGAGAGTGTCGTCGGGAAGGACGAACTGGGTCGCTATGTTCTTAGAGAGCGCGTACGCCCTAAGGGTGTTGATGTGCCATCCGGTCCCCTGGACCTCACGGCTATTACGATCTAACATGGCTTCAGCAATAGCTGCATCGCCAAGTCCTGATGCCAATGACGAAACGGGTGCTTCTCCTGAAGACCATAACATTTCGTTAACGGCATCGAGTCGGGTCATATGACCGGCGTTGGTAGCCATGTATAATCTCCTTACTGTGGCCTAGTGAAAAAAGAGTGGGGACGCCCCGTTAAGGACGCCCCCGTGATCGCGCCGAGGATCTGGAGGAGAGGAAGCGCAATCACATTCACGATCAAGTGTCGCGGAATTCCCAGGTGCCTTCATTGCGGAGCGGGCCGTGCCCACAAGCAATCTTGGCAACCATGAAGTCTTCCTGACGACGAGTGTCGCGGGTCTGTTCCATGCCCATACCAATGAGCTTGACCGTACCAATGCCGTCACGGTGATAACCGCAAGCAAGCGTGGTAGAGAAGTCAGCCCGGTACTTGGCTTTGACATTGGAATTGGCTGAGTCGTCCGACTGCGGAAGCAGGTTCGTACGATAAGCGCCAATACCATCGACAACGATGTAGCTGTCAACACCCATGGTGCCCTGACCGCCGAAGGTCAAGTCTTTGTTCGTGAAGATGAACGGGTTGGCTGCGGTGTCTGCAACCTGCGCGTACTTCAGCGAGTCAAAGGTGTTATAAGGCATAGCGACGAACATTGGATCGCCATCAGGGATGTTATCCCCACCGGCGCCGACGCGCATTTCACGAAGAGCTTCCCACCAGTCACTGCCAGCGCCCGTGGCAGTAAGCGTGCCAGTGACGTCAGCGGATAGGATGGTTTGTCCATCAACGAACGGAGTCGTGCTTGAGGCACCAGACAGGCTGGTATCGGCACGGGCCGTCTTGACGATTGTCCGGTACACGTTGGTATCGAACACGCGTGCAAGGGCGCGGCCAAGTTCTTCGGAGTAACGTCCACGAACGTCGAAGTGGCTCATGGCCTCATCGAGATCGTAGATGCCGACATGGGAGACTAAGAGGCCATCAATGGTGATGACGCGTTCGGTCTCGTCGGTGTCTTGGCCGAGCATTTCTTGTCCGGCTTCGTGATAGGCTGCGTCAACTTTCCAGGTCTTGGGGAATTGAGCAGATTTACCCGACGCGATTTCACGGACGTAATGCTTGTCCATCGTGTGGGTCGTTTCAGAGAAGGCAGCGAAGACTTCGCCACCAAAGATTTTGAGGAACAAGCCTGTGTTATCAGACGTGTCCGCGACATCCGTACCGAACCGAGTAGGTGCAGACGGATCTCCAACGAATAATGCCATTGTGATTTTCCTTGTTCAATAGCTGTGGTTGTAGATGACCATCGTACCTCGGGTTATCATGGTTAGGAAAGAGCCGTCACCTCGGTGGGGTTATCCAGCCGTGAAGCCGTTAGTTAGAATGTCATTGGGTGGGAATTGCCCTGTCGCCCGCCCTAAAGCCAGCGACAGGGTTTCCCGAGATGGGAGGCTTACGGATTTCAGGTCCGCACGCTCATCCCAAACTTAGCTGATGTTGATTTCGCCCGCAGCAAGATCGAGATCGGCAACCGCCTCTTCGCCACTGAACGCAACACCGACGCGGAGAACATCGTTCTCGTCTAGTTGGACGTATGTGTCCACATTGAATTCAACCGCGATCTCAGCCGCGTGGGTCGTAAAGCCCTCATCGGCGTATGCGACCAAGTCGGAGTTCACGTAGAGGGCCATCACGGCAGTATCGGTGGCTTCACCGGGGGAGCTGCCGTGCTCAATCGTGTCGAAGTTGTTGACCGTGACGCGGAACCCAACGCCGCCGGGGCCGCTGTAGGTGACACCCGGCTGGGCGTCAAGGATGCCTGCGGTGCCTGCGTCTTCGGCAGTCGCGCTGTAGGTCCAGTCGGACGAGTCCGCCAGGGTGGCGGCAGTGAGAGTTACCGGAACAGCTTCCGCTTCGTTCGCGCCGGGCTCAATGAGTGCGGCTTCAGGAACGACACCGGAGATTTTCTGACCGGTGAGTTTCAGATTGTTAGTTAGGGTCATATTAGGAATTTCCTTTAGGTAAGAATGTGCAATTGCACGATATAGATATCCGCTCGCCGGCACCCACGATGGGGTGGACAAAATGTGGGAGAGCAGAGGGGAAGATGATCATCCGTCCACGTTTAAACGGAATGACCATCGCAGTGTTGAGGTGCAACAGGGCAGACTGCCGTTGACCTCCTGTGCGTGTGTCGATAAATTCGATATCGCCACTACGAACAGGGGCACCCGTTGCCATTATTTGTTCCTGATTTGCAGTCGTGTCGTCCACATAGTAGACGCCAGATACATCACAGTTTGGGTGGGTGTGAACCGTCGCGTATCCTCGGTCAGAGTACAACATGGCCCAGGCGGCCATACGGAGGTTAATTCCGTTTTCGGCCTCTAGTCCATGTTGTTGTCCCCACTTGACGAAAGCGTTGCCGAACATTTCCTTCAGCTCTGCTCCCGGTACACCGAGGGAGGTAAATAGTGCATCATTGGAATGCCACGTACCCGACACATTAGACCGGTATAGGCCGTCTGGGTCAAGGGCACGCTCACGCCAGATACCCTCACGTAGGGCATCGTTGAGTTTATCTTTTCGCTTCCAGTCGCGCTTGATGAGCACAGTCGGGAACGCGTGGTTCATGATATAATCAGGCTCAGGGGCCTTCTTCTGTTTAGTCTTAGCCATATCCTCTCCTCCAAGAGTTATCGTGTTGTATAGTTAGACGTCGCCCAGTTGGATGCTGCGGCCCGTTGCATTACCTTATCGCGGAAGGCTGGGTTCCTCTTGTATTCGGGGTTCCGTTGATCGGCCACCATCTCCATCTGGGAAGCGTAGCCTTCGACCGCTGGGGTCCCGCCGCCGCCCAAGGGCATTGTGGTCATCTGGGTCCCGGCCTTCTGCATCAGTAGGTCGACGGCCATCTTGTAGTTTGGTCCGCCGAGCATTGTGCTTAGTTGGTCGAGTTCGCCCTGTTCTAAGTTTGCGTCCGCCCAAGTCTGTGTTTGCTGCCACTGTTCCTTGCCTCCGAATGCGTCGGTGACGGCCTGTACCTGACCTTGTACCTGCCCGGACACCATGTCGACGTGCTGTTTGACGATCTCTTGGGGAATACCCAGCTTAACTAATGCCTCGTAGTCCGCCACATCGATGTCGCCATTCGCACCAATCTTACGGGACAGATCGTCCCAATCAAGACCGGCCTGCTCTACCGCATGT